GTGAATCTACTGTCATAATAGGGTTTGCCATATTATCTCCAATAAGGGCCCCATGCCCAACCAATTAAAGACCAACGTGTACCTGATGTTATTGGTTCTACTTGATGTGGAAAATAACTAGGAAAACTGATAATACTACCCTTTTTCAATTTATGTTTACTTCCCATAACATTAAATTCACCACCATCGTATTCGTCATCGTTTGACAATTGTACACTAACTGTTATCTTCCTGTCTAGATTTACGGTTAAACTATAATAGTTATCAATGTGTTTACCAAAAAAATCATTCGCAGTATATCTTTTTAGTTCGTATGGTTCAATAAAACTTATGTCCATATCAAAAAACTTTATGAGTTCTTTATAAAATGGTTGTAGCCTGTCATGCACCTTATGTTCTAATGGCAATAAACAAGAATGAAAACTAATGTCAAACGCATGTGCATACTTGTTTACGCCTCTTACTACATTATTCATACCAAAGGATATCAATTCATCACATAAGATGTTATCAATTACATTTTCTTTAATGAATATTCTTTTATCTATATCCCAACTAATGTCAGGTTTAGCTAAATTTGGTATCTTATCTGTCATCAAAATCTACTATCTGACTTTCTTCATATTGTGCCCTACGCATTTCACGTAGTTCTTTGAGGTATTTGTTTTTAGATTCCCAGAGCTTATTAAGTTTATCCTTATCAGGATTCTCTGATTGTTCCAAGGCTTTAATTTGAGATTCTACTATATTGTAAGATTCTTCTAATGTGCGTATACGATTGCTATATGGCATAATTTTTCACCCGAATGTAAAAAGATTATTTAATACTTCTTCTGATACTTTTGCTTTTGTTCGAACTGGCTCAAGGTCTTGTTGTTCAATCACATTTGCCATTTCGTCATCGCTATCACTTTCTTCAAAATGCATATTGAACATTGTTCTAGCGTTTACTGTTTTCTTACCACTGAAACCTTGACTGCCGCTAGACATTTGTTTCCAATATGATTCATAGTATTTGATAACTGCGATACTTTCTTCTCTGGTCTTTTTACTAAAGATTTCATCAATGATATCTTTAAATTTAATACCAGTTGCTTTATGTTGAACCATTGCAGGAGTAATGCCCTGTTCATATCTACGGTTGCCCTCTTGTACAGCATAGATATGTTGATATACATTATGACTTTGAATCAATGTATAACTCAATGTATCCCAACTTGTTTTAGTTTCTTTACCATGTTGACCAATAAAACCTTGTCCTCTATAACAAACGTCTTTCATAAGTAGCTTATCAGTAACAGGGCTATCACTAAACATCGTGTGGATACCGTCTTCTAATACAGCGTCACTAAATTTACGATTATCCGTTGCATACTTTTTATCTTCTGCTGTTTTGGTCATCGAATAAGCCCACTTTTTATTATCTTCAATAGTGTTGTTAAAGTAAGCCAAACCTTTAGCCGCAGAAAAGAAAGGACTAGCACAGTCGAATGTAATTTGCAGTTTAGGGTTATGATACTTACGAATAGCTTTTTGTATATCCGTAAAGAGAACGGCGTATTCCAATATTGACACGCCCAAGCAATGAATGAGGTCATGTTTACCTTCTTGTAATAGTCCATCATAGATGATGCCAACTAATCTACGTAGCATCAAGTCAACATCAATCTTATTCTGACCACCGAACGCCCAACCATTGAAATGATTATCAGGATAGATATTAGGATCACAATACTTTTTCATTTCTTCATACCAAGCATTTGATTCAGTATGATTAGTACCTTGAAGAACATTTAAGAATTTACATTTGCCACTACGATGCTCAAGGAAATACTCATTATTAATATGTGTAGCATCAATAGCATCCTGAATGTTACGAATGCCGTGTAATGGAATAGCTTTCTTGTTTAAGAATGATTGACTTGGAATATCTAAAATCATTCCATAGTCCATGTACGTATCCATCCAACGTAATACTGCCTTGCGCTTTTCCATTGCCTTAGGACAGTTAATATCTTTCCAGTCAGCAGGCCATTGACCTTTAAGAATTTGAAATCCACCACTGTCACCTAACATGAATGTACCACTCTCACGTTCACGTATGATTGATTCACTAGGATCATCTTTATCAGGATCTAAGTTAGCATGACCAGCACTATACAAACCCCACTTGTATGTGTAGAGTCCTTCTTTACTATTGAGAAAGTTTAGTTTCTCAACGTCACCATTGAAACTTTGTGGAATACGTTCTTTAGGAAAATAATCTTCACCTTTGCGTTGCTTACCCAAGCCAGCAATATAGAAACTACTGACTGCAGGTAAGAACAATGCCCAGTCTGATTTTTGTTGTTGTGATAAGTTTACTTGTTCCATTAAGGTATCATTGAGGGTTTGATTTCATCATGACCAGGACTGTTTAATAAAGTCTGAACCATTTTAATTTGATTTTGCTTTTGTTTAATCTGGTCAACTAAGTCTTTAATAGCGGGATTCTCTTGCGCTTGTTTTTCAAGTAACATTTCTTCGTTTTTTTTCTCACGTGCCCAGTCAAGTAATGATTGAGCCTCATAAGATAAATCAACTGTAGCAATACTACCTGCTAATGTTTGCCATGAACTGCCGTCAAAAACTTTGATACATTGTGTTTGAATGTCGTACATCATGTCACCCTGCATCCTAGAATCACTATTATAACTTTTGCTGATGTAAGAAGGACTACCACCTGTTACAGTGATGTATCTGCCACCTGTGTTAATTCCGTTTAACATATTACTTTACGTTAGCAGGCAGTAAGTAACGATATGTAGCAATGCCACTGTCAACAACGATTTCAGTTGCGCCTGCATCACTAACACGAACAGTCTTGTCACCGACTAGATCCATGATGCTGATAAATTCTTTTACAGGCCATGTGAAGTTCTTACCTGTGACACTACCAGTAACACCTGCTTGAAAAACAAAGTTACCACTGTGAGTAGAAGGGTCACCGAAGTAAATCTTCAAGTCACTACCATCAGTTTTCATAATGAAATGTTCTTCTTCACTGTTAGCTTGTGCTTGCTTTTTCAAACGCTGAATACCTGCGATTGTTGGCTCAAACTCTACGCCCCATGCGGCACCTTTGAATGCTACGCTACGAACTTTTTCTTCTACGATAGTTTTACCCATCAAACGATAGTCGTTTACAAAGTCACCGTTCTTAGTTTGAAAGTGAATTGTAGTAGGAGTATCTACACCATCACGATTTTGCTTTGTGACGTTAATGATAGCATCACTACCATAATCATCAAAGCCCAAGATAGTTTTTAGTTTACCTAAGTTAGGCATACCAAATGTGCCGATAAAATCTGCGATTGGATTTTTAAAACTACCGCTGATAATAACAGTTTTGCTATCTGCTACTGCGTTAAATTGTGTGTCTTTGTCTGTGCCTGTAACTTTGATAAGTTCTACAACGCCTAGACCATGTGTATGGTCAATCAAATCTTTTAGAAAGTCTTTCATGTATTTCCTTTAAATGTATACTACTATTTAGGTAGCTTTGTTGTGTATTATGATGGGTTTTATTGCGAATGTCAATAGCAATTTGCCCTATTCGAATGAAAATAAATCATCGAATGTTGATTTAGTATCTGTGTTATCACGCAAGTCCCAACCCAGTACGCCTAATAAGTTTTCAATCTTTTCATCTACTAGTGTGCGTTCCATTTCATTGTCATCGAATGGCAACTCTTTAAACCAATCAGGCAATCGTAATTCATCAGTTGGATATGCAATGCTAGTCATGTTCAATGGATTAGGTTTAAGTTTGCAGACAACAATCTTCATACCATCTACAATCTTCATTGAATAATTGTCACCATTCATTTTGCGTAGATAGTTGTAATTAATAGCCGCCATAGCATGACCTACACCGCACTTACCTGTCTTTTCCCACTTAGTAGTGTGATTAGTCAAGTTGTTAACTGATTTAGGTGAACCCTTAGTCCAACTCTCTTGTTCTGAAAGCCCACGTTTAAAGTCTTTGATAACACCAATAACTTCATCACGACCTTTACCTTGCTGAATAACCATTTCTAATACATTCATTAAGAATTCTTGAATGTATTTAGGAGTATCAGCACGTTTCAAGTCAAGACCCATAGCCTTGATATCACCTAGCTTACCATCTTTATCTTTGCGTTTGCCTTCTTTATCAAAGATGTTAATAGCATAACGTTTCTTTGTAATAAAGATACTGCGATCACCAATCAATTCACGACCAGCTTTGATAATCTCACCGTTCTTGCGTGGCGCATGAAACGCACGTTCTAAGAATGCAGGGAAACTAGTGTTTGCTTCTTCTGCAATAGCGTCATAGACTTGAATACAAGAATCCTTGTTCCATTCCATCTGACCGCTATCAATCATTTCTTTGAAGATTGGGTATGCACTAAAATAACATGAGTCAGTATCACCATAAACGATAACAGGACCTTCGTGTGTATACTCACCTGCAACCGTATGATTGATTTGGCTCATCATGTGCTTAACAATCTGACGACCACTTAATGTAACACTTTGACCGATACGCTTATCATAAAATCTACAATGCTCATTCAACAATGCACCATAAGCACTGTTCAATAAAATCTTACGTACAAGTTGACGCTTATCGTAATATTCAAAGTCCTCAGTAGATTTTGCTTCCTTAGCAAGTTTTTGTGTTGCTTTACGTTCTGTATACCAACGTGTGAGTAGACCAGGAATAACACCTTCTTTTTCATAAGTAAAGATTGTGCCATTCGCAGACAAGATCCAAGGCTTGTGACTATCAAAGACTAGTTTCCATATCTCTGCCGCACTCATTTCTACACTACGACCATCTTCATAATCAAGTGTAAGCATTGTGCCACGTTCTTGGTTCATAATACTAGTATACTCTAAACTACCAAACAAACCTTCCCATAAGATTGCGCCTGTAACTGCATCATCACCATCTTTGTAGTGTTTCTTTTCTTTTGCAAGTTCCAGACCACGATCCTTCATGTATTTGTCTGTGAGGGTTTGCCTGACCTGAGCAACGATGGTTTCCGGCGCCATGTTGAGTGCTCTGATTGCTGAGGGGTAGAGCGAGTTGATATCGACTGCCCCGACCCATTCGTGCATGCCTCTTTTGGGCGTAGCAACATAGGCACCTGCCGCTTGCTGTTCATCATTATGACTTTCCTTTCGTTTTTTATCTGGTACTACTAATCCACGTTCATGTGCTTCGTTCATAATTGCCATTTCAATCATAGCAACTGAACCCATAACAGTTGGCAACAATACAGTATTCTCATGTGCTAGTGCGTTTGCTAGTTCTAAGAATTTTAGTTTGTTGTGAATCTTAACCAACAACATCGTATCTTGTCTATTGTATTCCAAGAACTTAGGCCAGTCCTTATTATACAATTGGTCAAGAGTACCTTCGTATTGTGTTTTGTTCTCACCAACTTCCATTTCACCAATAGCATCTAGTTTATAGCTATGGCGACTTTCGTAGTTGTATTTCTTATACAACTGCAAATAGTCCATGTGAATACGGCCAATCAAGTCATATGTTGTTTCTTCTTTACCATAACGTTCATAAGTTCTTGGTTTGGGTAGTTGACCTAGTAGACAGAATTTGCGTGTGTCATCTTTACTCATAACACGTGTAACACGATTGACCATGTAAGGTATATCATAGCCTTCTGAGTTCCAACCAGTCAATACATCAGCATCTTCTATAAGTTGAAAGAAAGCATCAAACATTTCTTTCTCACTATTACAGAGCATACAGTTAGGAAACTTTCTTACGATTTCCCATGCTGTTTCATTACTCATGTGTTTTGGTGCAATACACAATGTTATCAATGTATCTTGCCAATCCAAGTACATACTAATAGCAGTTACTGGATTGAATGGATCATCAGTGGGACTAAAACCCTTCTCAGGATCAAAGTCTACTTCAATGTCAAAAAAACAAGTGTGTAGTTTAGGCGGTTCAACTTTAAGATAGTTTTCAGACAAACATCTGAATACAGCGTTAACATCGCTTTCAAACAAATCTTTGCCTGAATGGATCCTACGTTCTTTTTCAAATTCACTGCGTTTGCGTGTACTGAAACGACTTACTGGTTTTCCGTAAATGCTACGGTATTTGCCTTTAGGGTCGGCATAGTAAAATGTATAGTTAGCAGGAAACTCTTTGTAGTGACGTTTCTGGTCTGTGCCACGTTCAACTACAAAGATTCTATCGCTGTCTCTATCGTGTATAGCGTCTACATAACTCATAGAGTTTTGCCAACTGTCTCCAAGATAGTATTGAGTTCTTCGTTTTCTTTGTTTGTTTCGCCTAGTCTGGCTTTGTATGCAGTGCGAACAGCTTTCTTTAGAATGCTAGGTTTGATTTCTAATTCTTCTGCTACTGCTTTGATTGTGTCGTTAAGACCACCACTTAGTGTTTCAATTTCGTGCATGGTTGTCATGCCCTCATTGATAAGTTGTGTTAATTTGATTTTTGCTTCACCGTTAAAGGTACGTTCTGACATAGTTTCTCCTTGAATAAACGTATTATATATGTATTACTGTTGTTTTTCAACAATCTTTTTTACCAGTTTGTGAATACCTGGGTTAACTCTTAATACATGCGGCATCATTTCATTGCGAATATAGTTACGCATATATTTGGTATCATAGTTAGATTCATCTTCAATGAATGGCACAGCGTATATTCTACACCAGTTTTCAAAAACACGCTTTCTTGTAGTTAAGAAAGGTCGCAATACATTGTTACGAATCATTGGAATGACTTTTGCTGTACCATGCATAGATGACCAAACATATGTTTCTACACAATCATCTAAATGATGACAGGTAATGATAGGACCACAATCTTTGAAAAAGTCATATCGTTCTCTGCGCCAATATTCTTCCTGTGATTCTTCTTTTAATTTTTCACTACGACATGACCCAAACATCATAGGAATATTATTTTCGGAACAATATGTCGCTACAAACTTCATAGCTTCATTACCATGTTTAGTACCATGATTAAAGTGTGCGATAGTTACATCGTGCTTTCTACGTAGGAAGTCAACGACAGCCATACTATCGACACCGCCGCTACATGCAATAGTTACTTTTTTGGGTAATGGAACTAGAAGTTTAATCATCTATATATTATAGACGATTACGTAATTTATTCAAAGATTTCTGGATGCATTTTGCCAAATACTTTCATGTATTTGCCTGCCATCATGTCTGCTTCCATTTCGATAGGGCTACCTGGGTAGCTATCTCCGGGCTGAATCATGCCCAATTCGCTTTGACGGCAGTGTACCAATTCGTGGAAAACGGTACGCATAATATCTACTAGGTTACGATTTCTGACATATACCCAAACGTCATTTGACCCTTCGGTATGACGACCAGTGTGATGTCCTTGTTGTGCTTCTTTGTGGTCGTATGACCATTCGAATTTAGGTGGGGTTTCTAAATTAATTTTATCAACTGTCCAATCAATGAATTTTCTCATAATTGGCAAGTTGTCAAAATCGATTTGTTCTTCTTCATTATCTTCGTCTAACTTACCTTTGATCCAATCGTCAGGTGTTTTCTTGTATTTGTGTACGAACAAATTATGTAGTGCTTTTCCTGTAATATTGTGTTTATTTGCGATACTACGCATTAACCTGTCTATAGTATCGTAATCGTGTTTTTTTAAGGAAGGCAACTTTTGTGCTAGTTCACTAGCCGCACTTTCTAAAATGATAGATTCGAATAACATCTAGTATTTATCACATTTCTAAATATGGGCCTAATAGATTGACTGCATCATCCCAAGACCTGATTGGAGCCCTACATCTTAAACATACTCTCCAGGTTGTTTTAGTTCCACGATTATCTACCCTGTGTGGAATATTAGTTCTACATATGTTAGGTTTTTCTATTACAGCTTCGTGTATGAGATTACCAGCTTGTTCTTCTGTATATACTTGATTTCCTGTATTTCTGGCCGGCCCATCATACCACATTGTGTAAACCTCCTCTGTCCCTATGGGGACATTAAGTGACCAGTGTCCTCTGTGATAGTGTGGATTACTTTCATCGGGTCCAATAAAATCAGTGTGAATATGTACTGCCATTCCGGGCGGTATACCTAATAACAATATGCAATACTCATCTGTGTGAATATCTAAATTACTTAAAAATTGTAGTGCAGGACTAGTAAAAAAATGTAGGGGGTGCGCTTTAAACGTAATTCTGCCCTCATTGGGTCCAATTTCCCAATTATTTAATGCTAACCCAGGTTTAAGCCATTGAAAATTAAATGGCTTAAAATTATAATAAAATTTATCCATACTGTTTTATTAGAATATGTCTACATCTTGTAATTCGCCGACAGGCTCACCGGCGGCATTGAATTCTCTAACATGTGTAGCTCCCATGGCTTTCAAATATTTGTCCAATAATAAATCAAAATTTTCACTAGGTTCGTCATCATTTGATGCTACATCGTGTATTTCTTTTTCTTCGTCAGACCCGTGTTCTAATACCCACTCGTAGAATGGTATTAATTCTTCGCCATTTTTATAATATACAAAGTAATTCATAGTTATCCTCAATTTATATTGTATTTATTAGAAAATGCTCACTTCGGTGAATCGGGTAGCGAATCCTATCACTCCGCCAGCAGCCGGCGACACGGCCCTAAGGTGTGTTTCGTAGTTTCAATAATCCCAATACACGGAATAATTGAATGTAAATCCATCCCATATCTAGTTCAAACCACCGTCTGCTTAGTCTAGGACTTGCAGGATTTAAGTGATGGTTATTATGAAGTTCTTCGCCACCTATGATAATACCCCAAGGACTGATATTGCGACTATAATCTTTGCTATCCCCGTTACGGTAACCAATGTAATGTCCAATTCCATTGACTACCCCTGCGGCCCAAAACGGGATCCATAGCATTTGAATGCCCCAAATCAAGGCGCCAATCCAACCGAAAACGGCGACGTTGAACAAAAAGAGAAGGCCAATGCCAAGTCTGGAGTGAGGAGTGTATACGTTGTGCTCCAACCAATCAGTAGGAGTGCCAACACCGTATGTATCAACCATATCTTTATCTTTTGATGCTTCATGGTATAACAATGCTCCTTTGAATAATACTTTATAAATTCCAAATACATGAGGGCTATGCGGATCACCCTCTACATCACTATAACGATGATGTTTACGATGTATAGCTACCCATTGCTTAGTAACCATACCGGTTGTCAACCATAACCAAAAACGCATGAAGTGTTCTAATATAGGATTGAACACTAATCCTTTATGTGCTTGACCCCTATGCAAGTATACAGTTACACATATGATTGTTATATGCGTCACTATTAATGTGTAAATTAATTCAATCATAAGACCTTTTGATTCTGTCGAGAATAAGTTCGACTACTTTATCACTTAGAACAACTTCATAGTGATTTAACTCCATCTCAACAAGTTCAAAATCAGTTCTATATCGCATACTTTCTAAGGTAACTACACCGTCATTAGGTTCGTGTATCCATGGACTTTGCCCTACAGTAGTTACAACTTGTGTCCAATTTGGAGGAGCCTTTAAATATCTAGCCTCACGCATTGGAGAACTCATTGTACCTACATCACGCATAAGTTTATTGAAAGGTAGAAAATATCTAGCAAAATCTGCTTCTTTGCTTCCACCATATGGCGTACTTAAACTTACACCACCACGTGTTGTATCTACATAGTGGTTTGCAAGATATAGACTATAAATCCCACCAAGGCTGTGGCTAATAAAATATAATCTTTCAGCGTCATCTAATTTACCCTTCATTTGTTGTAGGTTATGTTCAAATCCGTCGCCACTTTTATATTCAAGCAATATGTCAGGTTCTTCAAAATGATCTCTGACATATTGCCTTATGTGAGTAAAACTCTCACTAGTAGCACTTGCACCGTGAATATAAACTATCATAACAAATTAATGAAATTGATCTGCCTCTGTAGAATGTTTATTTGCTACAGTTGATGTAGCTCCTACTGCTTCGCTAATCAAATCAAAATAACTTACACCAACTTCACGTTGATGTTTAACTGTAGTAAATCCACGTTCTTGTGCCTCAAACTCACGTTGTTGCATTTCACTGTATCCAGCCATGCCACGTGCTTTATATGCTTCTGCTAGTTCAAATGTAGCTAAGTTAACACTGTGGAAGCCTGCTAGTGTAATGAATTGGAACTTATAACCTAGTTCGCCTAGTTCACGTTGGAATGTTTCACATTCTTCTACACTAAGGAACTTACGCCAATTAAAGCTAGGACTACAATTATAAGCAAGCATTTGATCTGGAAACTGAGCATGAATGCTGTCAGCAAACTTCTTGGCTTGTTTAATGTCAGGAGTAGATGTTTCAAACCAGAGTAAGTCGGCGTACGGAGCATATGCCAAGCCTCTTGCGATGCAAGCATCAATTCCGTTTTTGAATTTGTAAAAGCCTTCTTCAGTGCGTTCATTGATAACAAAGTCCTTATCTAGTGGATCATGGTCTGATGTGATTAGTGTTGCGGCTTCAGCATCGGTGCGAGCCATAATCACAGTGTCAACACCGGCAACGTCTGCGGCAAGACGTGCGGCATTGAGAGTACGAATCATTTGGCTTGTAGGTACTAAAACTTTTCCACCTAAGTGGCCGCACTTTTTCTCACTCGCCAACTGATCCTCGAAGTGTACGCCTGCGGCGCCAGCTTCAATCATATGATACATAAGTTCATATGCATTTAATGCACCACCGAAGCCTGCTTCTGCGTCAGCAACGATGGGTAGGAAATAATCTGTAGTCACTTGACCTTCACTATGTTCGATTTGGTCTGCACGACGGAATGCGTTATTGATACCCTTCACTACACGTGGTACTGAATCAACTGGATATAGACTTTGATCTGGGTATGTTGTATTTTGTGTATTGTTAGCAGCCGCTACTTGCCAACCTGATAGATAGATTGCTTTTAGTCCTGCTTTAGCATGTTGAACTGCCATTTGTCCATTGTATGCACCAAGTGTATTGATGTATGGCTCATTTGCTAACAATTCACGTAGTTTATGTGCTCCGCGCTTTGCTAATGTATGTTCGACTTGTACAGAACCTTGTAGTTTTCTAACTGTGTCTTGTGTGTAATTACGCTTTTTCATTTAATTTCCTTATAGTGTTAAATTGTGAGTTCCAAACCTCTTTAATCTATTTATAAATTCTATGGTTGGTTCTGTAATTACACCGGTGATTTGAAGTGTTACTCTTGGATTATGTCCTGCATTTGCAGTACTGTGGGGTATGTTTTGCCAATCAAAAGTAGTAACTTCACCTGCACGCCATTGTTTGTGCATATAGTTACCATAACTCCAAAAATGCCCAGGCTCCCAATCTGTTAACTGAACCATAACTCTCATAATAGATTCAGGATAATTAGGATTATATTTTTCTAGTTTATCTAAATGCAAGTTCCATACTTGTCCTGGCATTTGTACATGCAATCTAGATTTAGCATTATTAAATGCAAATAACTCTGTGATACGGTCCATAATAGGAGTAGTCTCATACGTAAGATTAGAAATCACATAATCTTTACCGTAACCAGTTTGTTCTAAGTCATATTCTTCTGATGAATATTCTTCTTCTGAACGTGCGTTTGGATTCTCTCCTCTAGTTCTCCATGTAGAAGGCTTTGCGTTTTTAATAATGGTTTGAACATCACCTTTGAAGTCGTATATAAAGCGACCTAAAATATCAACTTTATCTTGTTGACTATCATTTTTAAAATTATCAAAATGATATTTGCTATTCTTTTTTGTTTCTTCCCAACTGCTTATCATATTACTGCTACCTTTATATCGTTATTTAAATAATTTTGTGTGTATTCTCTGCTGGGCCATTCAATGTTCAATGCATCACACAACTCAATATTAGTTTTCACTTCTTTTAAGCCTTTGTGTTTGTAATTCCATAATGCATTTGTTATGCCTTGATTCTGTTCTTTAATCTTAGTAGCCATGTGTTTTAAATCTTTATAATACCAATCATAGCTAGGATATGTGATATTGAAATGACCGCACTTCACCCACCAGCCTAAACAACTATCATCATTGCGATAAACTAATACAATAGGACATTCAGGCCACAATTCACGTAGATATTCAATATTCTCTAAGTAACTAAAAATGTGACTTTTAACTATTCTTACACCTTCACTATTTTCAGTAAAGGCTTTGTCAAATAAATTCTCTGCTTGTTTTTTAGTTAATGTTGACATTGATTCAGGCAAACCAAACTCCATGCCAGGATCAAAGTATGCACCCAAATGCATTAATTGCATTTCACCGGACGCATCATGGTAATAAGTTCGTTCATCACTGTAGTCTGTACGATTTATACTAGGACTGTAATAAATGTTTTTAACAACGCTGGACCATTTAGAGCCTGGCGCCCCGGCTACAAAAATATATTTCATAAACTGTTAATTAAATCTAAAATGTATTGTCGTGTATGTCTATTGACTTCACGTTCAGGATGCCAACCAACACTCAATATTCTATCATTTGTACTTATCGCTAATTCTATTATACCCTTAGAATCTTTCTGCAAGACTTCAAAGTTGTCAGCTAATTTATCTATTTGTATAGTGTGGTGACAAGTAACTTCGAATTTGGGTAATTGAATCTTAACATTATCATATGGATTTTCCATAAGTTTATGAGTACCACCCTTTACATAGTTGATAAAATGTGATCCTCTGCATATACCCATTAATCGTGTTTTATTAATAGTACATTGATTAATTAACTCACGTTCAAATGTATCACGCAGTGGGTAATGATTATCACGCCATGTTTTGATATCAGGCATGTCATTACCACCCGCAAGTATTATTAAATCAAATTGTTTTGTGTCAGGGACAATGCCATGACATGATAATGGTACAATTTCGTATCCCGCTAAAAAATCGTACCATTCATAATTTAACGCCGCATGCCACGTATCACGTAACTTGCGGGTCATTTCCATTGATATACCTATTTTCATTCTGGTTTAATCTTTTTAGCGAAGGGTTGCCATTGATGACGTAATCTATGCATTGCGGCTCTAATACCCTCAGGTGAATGCTCATCGGGGCTAATAAAGATAAAGTTTTTGTCAAATTGTTCTTTTGCTTCTTTAGAACGAATAGCAGGTACAAAGTTGTCGTGATACCACTTTTGAATTTCAGGACTTGTGCCCTTTGGTAACATTAAGTTCCAGCAAGCATACACATTTAAGCCGGGCACAAAATCTTTCATTAGTGGTGCTTTAGGGAAACCTGCTAATGGTACTTCACCTGCAATACCAATAAGTTTTAATTTACCTGCTTGTACCATTGGTGCACCAACTGCAATAGGAAATACACCGAACTCAACGTGATTACCTAACACATCAGCCATTGCTTGTGCAGGCCCTTTATACAGTGTTGTTTCTACGGTATCTTTGTCAGGTTGAATGCCTGCAACAAAATATTCTACTGCTAATTTATGTGCGGCTCCACCTACAGCAAATGTAATAGGTCTTTTACCTGATTTAATTTCTTGTATTAATTTCTTTGGTGTATCAATATCACTCTTTGTTCTAGCATAAAAAGCTAATGGTGATTTGCCAATATTAGCAACACCTTCCCAATCCATTGCGTTAAACTTAACTGAGTTAGCATACCAAATCTCTGCTGTAACAAATGTTGATTGACAGCTTGGCATTGCTACTGTGTGACCATCATTAGGTTGTTTGTCAAAAAAGTTCATGCCGATGTTACCATCAGCACCTGGTTTATATTCCGGAGCCCATTTAAAAGCAGGATTCTTTTCTTCTACTATTTTGGCTACGATACGAAACGAAATTTCGTTTCCTGCTCCAGGACCATTTGGAAATACTACTGTTACAGGTTTAGTTGGTTGCCATGCATGTGCAGACAATGATAAAAGTGTGAATAGTGTTAATAATATTTTTTTCATTTTTTCCTCGTTTTAAAATAGGGAGACAAGCTCCCCATTAAATTACCAACCGTATGCTTCGGTTACTAATTCTTTTCCTTGTGTGTTTGTGGTTGTATTCTTGCAAGAAATTTCGTACAAGTCTCTACGCATATTAGCAACAAGTGCCTCAATACGTTGTTGAGTCTCTAAATCACCTACAAATTTTTCCAAAGTACGTGCGCCGATGTTTGAATGGAATCCTTCATCTTTAGCAATCTTGCGATATGCGCCACTGATGAACTCATCTTCAATGCATTCAGCCATTTGATTCCAAACTGCTTCTGCACGACCTTCTGCTACTAATTGATAAGCAGCCAATGCAGCCTTGTCTGTTTCTGCTTCATACTTTGCTAATAGGCTTGCACCTTTAGCTGTATTAGCAATTTTTTCTGCGGCGATAGCAGCCTCAACATCTAACGGTGCACCTTGAATATGTTCAATAACTTCCTTAACTAAACGGAAATGAACTGCTTCGTCATGTGCTTGTTGTGTCAATAATTGTAATTCTACTGGATCTGTGTTAGCAGGAAGAGTTGCAATTGTTTGGCTGATTTCAACCATATTGATACGCTCGTTAACCATACGACCAATGAAATGGTCAACTAATTCTTGCTTGCTTGGTTTACTGTCAAAATAGTCTTTGACATTTAACTGAGAAGCCTTGAATAGAGCTTGGTTTTCTTGTATGATTTTCTGAACGAATTGTTTTGCTGTTAGCATAAAATAGTCTCCTTTTTTTTAGATGCTAGTGAAAGGAGATAAGTATATTTATAAAATATTTCTCCCAACACAAAATATTTATCAAAACCTCAAAATTTTTCTATGAACACTAAAATTTTTAACCTATTAGTAAAAAATTTGCAACAATCATTTAATTTACCAAAGTATGCAAATATTTCTATTGACGAAAACACAGTGGTAGATCAGCTACCCTGGACTCCTGCTCGTTACCGCAAGTTCAAAGACGCTGTAGAAGCAGAATTAAGTTTGCCTTGTGATTATATGGGTACTCTTAAAGATATTACACACGATTTAAGCGAACGTTATATCAATCGCTTTTTTGGTGAGATTTGGAAACCTAGGACAAATGACTATGATTACACTGGCTGGCAACTTGCTGAAGAAATTAATCAGCTTTCTCCGAGGTCCGTCCTCGATGTGGGATGCGGATACCATCCATTTAAGGGCAGAATACACAATTTGGTCGGTATCGATCCTTATAACAACTGTGCTGACTATATGGTGGATATTCTTGATTACGTGGGTAGTCACGATGTGGTTATTGCACTCGGATCTATCAACTTTAATTCACGTGATGAAATCGAATCTCGCTTTTCAAGGTGTGTAGAATTATTAGATAAAGGTGGAAAGTTCTACTTACGTGCGAATCCTGGCATAACACATAAGACAGGACCTTATGTGGATATCTTTCCGTGGAGTTTTGAGATAGTAAAAGAGTTTGCTGACAAGTACAATCTAAAACTAGAAACGTTCAAAAAGGACGCTAATGATAGATTGTACTTTGTATACACGAAACTTTAATCTGTTGCGTTAGCGCCGCACTTAGTACGTTTCATTTTTGTTAAAGCACCGTAGTCAACAGGCCACTCTTGACCCGGTGCTAATTCTTTTGCATTTGCAGGGTACGCATACTTAACTCCTGCATACTCTTGTATCTGTGCGATAGGAGCACGAAACTTAGTTAAGTCATTGCCTAAATTACCATATGGTTTATTGTGCGGGAACAACCATCCTGCAACTTGTCCTGTGTTATTGTTGATTACAATCTTATAGTAGCCATGTGGAACAATAACTCCATTACCTATCGTTGGATTACCAGCGCCATATAACGCTCCAACGTATATAGTAAAGTTTTGGTTGAGTTGCACCGCCCAGCCCCTGATAGAGGTCTCTAGTAATTTCCATATCCCACGATTTAAACTTCCATGTTGAGGGTACATGTTGGTCATTAAAAAGCTCTCGTACTCTACTTGTTGACTCCAACTCAAGTCCCCATCTGGAGCGGCATGGCCCTTGTCGTAGCCCGTCCCCGCATAATCCGATGGGGTAGCACCATTTGGGACTGACTGATCCTGAACAAAAGCATTTGTTCTAGGGAAACAACCTAATGCTTTACTTGGTTCTAATGTATATGCAACATAAACAGGAATTTTTACTGGTGCGTCATATGCAACTAGATATGCTTCACGACATATTGGTTTCGCTGTACGTGCTGTTTGTGCAAAGCCATATGGACTATGAACTTTACAACTTTCTACTGTTAGGGGTTGACGTTGGTCCCATGCAAATACTGATGTTGATATTAATAATAAAACTGTTGCTATAATTCTTTTCATACTAAATGCCTATATAATTCTTTTCCTAACCATTTGTGTTGTCCACCTGCCGCACTAACACCTGATTCTTTTGTTACTTCTTCTTCCCAAACTCTTACATCTTCACCGCGATGCTTATCCCAAAAACCTGCGCCTGCTTTGGTTTGGTCATGACTTCTATTGATAATATATCCTTCACTTTTTAAATAATCATACATTGACTTAGCAATGCCACGACTACGATACTCATCATATACCCAAAGATTCTGTGGATATAATTCTTTATCTTCTTTTGTGAATCTAACAAAAGCTAGAGGGCCTTCTTTTGTATATGCTTTAATCAGTAATTCGTCATCGTTGAAGGCATATTTCATAAGCAAGCCATTATACTTGGCTGCTTTAGCTTCTTCATTGATAAATTCGTTGGCTCTCATATTGTATCTTTTATTCTATGCAAAACTTTGCTTATGTTATTCATATTTTTAGCAACAGTTTCATAGAACAACTCTGGTGGTCTTTCACTATATGCTCTATACCCTAATGCTACCTTACCCATGTCTACAAAATAGTTTTGACTAGGCCATTTACGACTATTTAAATCTAAGCCATCAATCAATATACATTCTTCTGCTACTTTTTGTAGATTTTGTTTTCTTATTTCCCCTGTTGTATTCAATGAACTCAGCAATTGTATTGCTATTGCATCGCTAGGTATATTTGGATTCTCCATATATCTAGCAAATGTATGTACAACAAATGCTTCTATCTCATGTTCTAAATTGATTCCAGCTTTTGATTCACCGTAAAGAATGACTTCGTAGCTGGCTTTAACGTAGTCCATCCAATACTTCATATTTTTACTCGCGGTCAGTTTTTAAAATACTACGAATGAACCATGCCTTCTTGCCATACAAATCTTGCAATTCAGCCAAGAAGTTAGCAATACCTTGTTGACGTTCATTAGTTGCTTCATCAAACATAGGCACAATCATTTCTAACATTTTTTCAATGTCTTGTAGTGTTTCTTGGAACATCAAAGTAGCACGTGGAATCTTTACTTGATCTTGTATGACTGTTAACTCAGCATAACGTTGTAGACTACCAGGAGTGTAATGACCTAAGATTCTGATATATTCAGCTATTTGGTCAATCGTATCATTTACGTCATTGTACAATGAGTCGTAAAAGGCGTGATATTGTGGGAAATCGGAACCCTCGATGTTCCAATGGAAGTTTTGGCTTTTAATAGCAAAACTTTGCGTACTGGCTAGTAAAACCTTTAAATTATCTGAAAGCATAATAAACCTTTGTCTTTAAGATATTTATCAGTTTTTGATTACTTCAGACCATTCTGTAGTTTTTAACCAATTTTTATAGATAGAATTAGCAGTTTCTTTGTGCTTAGTTATGTATGGCTTGATACCATTAATAATTTCATCTTTGTTTTGAACAGTATCAAACTTCTGTGCTTCTTCCCATTTAGGATCATTATCCTGGACCCATGCGATTGCTTTATTCTCGTCAATCTCTATATGAAACTGCATTGCTAGATGCTTACCTATACTAAATGCTTGATTTGGACAAGCATCGCTTGATGCTAATAATGTTGCACCTTCAGGAATACTAAAAGATTCGTAATGCCAATGTATTACTGTATCTGTAGGATCACTGCCAAACCATTCAGTTGTCAAATCATTCTGAGTATATCTGATAGGTTGCCATCCTATCTCTGGTTTGGGTGATTGAGAGATTGTGCCACCCAATGCTTTAGCCATTAATTGTCCACCTAAACAATGTCCAATAACAGGTATATCTCTGTACATAGACTGTAGTATCAAAATCTCTGCTTGTCTATTACTTAATAACGGATCATTAGCACTCATACCACCGCCCATAACAGCGAGTGCTGAGTATTCGTTCATGTTTGATGGGAATCCATGACTGTCTCCTGCATTATATCTGACATACTTGATATTGTTGTTTTGTAACCACGTTACTAAGTATGCCGGATATTCTGGAGTTTGATGTTGTAATATGAGTATAGGTTTCATTTTGGTGGAGGGCTACCCTTAAACTGCCAGTAAAATTCCCATACCTTATCCATATTACTTATTCTTAGGCTTCTGACCTTTTTTCTTCATTGCGATAGCAATAGCCGCTTGTTGCGCTGGATTTGCAGCCTCTTTTAACAATGCTATTTTCTGTTCAGCAATCATAACTAACTCTTGCATTTGTTCAATAGATTCACAATTCCATCTGCGTAATGATTTATTAATGTTGCTATTTGGATCTCTCGCTGTCTTTGCTCCAGTGCGATGTTTCTTCATACCACGCATGCGGGCACAAAAACTCTTACGGCGTTTAGCGGCTTTAGAACCCTTCTTTAGTTTGCTAGGCTTAGTTGTGACCGCAGTTTGTATTTTACTACCTGGGTGACTTCTACGATAACTCTTAACACTTTTCTTACTCATACCACCGGCACGAGGATTATTGTGTTTACTCCAGTTTTCACCTTCAGTTATAATTTCTAATATTTGCATGATATTTTTCCTTATTTCTTACCACCAGTGCCCCAATTACTAGCACCTTTTTTACGACACTTAACTAATGCACCGCTAGCATAAGCACTTGGCCATACTTTATAACGACTCTTTACTTTATAGTAGCAAGCATCTTTCTTTTCATTCATAATCATTTCACTGAACATTGGTCCACCACAGTGTGGGCATTTTTCTTCCGCCACACCTTGTTCTTCGTTAGTATTCTTTACACAGTTAGGATATGTTTTACCAAACATTTTTTTGTTACCTTCTTTATGATAACCTTTCCAACATGCTTCACTTAATGCTGTTAGTTCCTCAGCAGGCCAACTCATGTAACTATTACCGTTAACATCCCCTGCTCTAACTACAAATACTCCGCCGTTATCATAACCTTCATCTTGTCCAATTTCCCAACCTGCGGCTGCTAGAGTTTTTTCAACTTTTGGATCTTCATCACCATTCCACCATTGAGCCGCAAGAATTTTTAATGTGTTATCATCAAATCCATCATCTCCGTTGTCACCACTTCCCATGGGAGCGAATTCTCTCAAACTTTCATTTGATTTTTTCTTAGTATTGACATTGATAGCCTTGCCACTACGCTCTGGATTAGGATCTTCTCTACGCTTACGAGCTGCCGCACTTGCACGACCCTTCTTGCCTAGACTATGTGCTTTACTTTGTGGTAAGCATTTTGGCTTACCTTCGCTATCACTACCTCTAGCACAGTCACCACGAATCTTACCATCTGGACCAAAACGTACCCACTTTTCTTTAAACCACTTGTGAAGATTTTCGTCAAGTTCTTCTTCTACATTTTGACCCGCATCACGCCCACCTACTGTAATAGTAGCGCCCGGCCAAAACTTACGTAAGTTTACTCCGCGTGATTGTAACCAATCTAGTACGTCCTGTCTACTCAAATCTAATGTTTTAGCGTCTTTCCCTTGATGTTGTTTTTGAACATCAGCTAATTGCTCTGCGTCTTTAATGTTGATGTATGTTTTTGTTCCATCAGGATTTTTAACATAGTAGAGTATTTGAGGACCTTTTGGACTCTGTTCTTTTTTATTGAACATGTCCATAAAGCCTTCTTCAACATCTTGCTTGTGTTTTGCTACATCTTTGTCAAGTTCTTTCTTAGTAGCACGAACAATACCACTAAAACGCTTGTCACCTAATTTGTAGTTACCTTCTTTGTCAGCCTGACTTGCAGATTGACCTGCTTTCTTTTTGTAACTTGCTAATGTTTCAGGGCTTAACTCTGCTAGTAATTGTAATTCTGATTCAGTCAAAGATAATATATCTTCTGTAACTGCTAATTCTTTTTCTAACATCTTAACTAAGTTCATTTTACCACGCTTGTCAAGTTGAGTTAATAATTGCTTAACTTGCTGATATCCTGATGTTGCGCCGGCTGCTTTTGCTGGTGCACCTTGTGTTCCTGCAGTTCCGCCTGTAGCCGGTGCACTAGCTTGACCTGACGGTGTTGATGGTGTCTGACCACCTGCAGTACTTACTGGCCCAGGGGCTACTGATGAAGGGTCAACAGGAATATCTCTGGTACCTTGTGCTCCGCCACCTGCTTCGCCAGGAGCAGGTATCTTCATACTAGAATATACTTGTTTGATAATGTCACTAGACACACCTGCATTCTGAATAACACTAGCAACATCTAAACTATCTGTTGGGCTACCTGCTTTTTTCCATGCTTGCATTAATTTGTCTGCGGTAACTTTTGTTGTTAAATTGTGGCCTTTTGTTTTAGCCCAATCTGCGGCTTTACCTGCAACACCTTTAACTGCGGCTATATCTTTAGACCAATTTTGTTTACCAGTATTAACAAAAGTTTTGAATGCATCACCGATACCTTCTTGTAGATTTGATGCGCCCGCTATTGTACCGATTACTAATCGTATTTGTGATTCACTAAGTTCAATAGATTCTTTTTGTATTCCAGCCATTAACTTATCACGAACCATTTTTTCAATTATTGAATATGACTGTGGACTTAGTTCTGTGCCAATGTCAGCCATAATTTGATCTGTGATATCTAGTACCGAATTATAATCACCAACTTGTCCTGATTCAATTGCTTGACGAGCGGCGCCTGCGCCTTGTTTAAAGGCATTTTTGTAGATATCACCGTATTCACTTGCTTGTGAAGCTGTACTACCTACATCAGTTTGCGGCCCTTTCATTAAGTCGCCAATCTTACTTGCACCGTAAGCCATTGCGCCGGTCTTGGCACCGCTCCACATTGCAGAACGAATGTCTTTACCTTGTATTGCTTGGTCTACCATCTTTAATAAACCTAACATTGCCGCGCCACCTAAACCCGCTGAACTGATACCAGCTGCCGCAATAAGTGCAGAATAAATTGCACTCTGTAATACAGGATGTTTTTGTGCAAAGTCTCTGTACTTCTGAATGTACTTCATTGCACCTTCATCACCACCAGTTGCTTGTTTCAACTGTTCTGCGGCTTTGTCATAAGCAGCCGCAAAGTTTGACATTGGTTTACTGTTATATATTTTGTCTTTTAAATCATTCCATGCTTTGCTAACAGCGCCTGCGGCATCTGCGCCTTTACCTACCAGTGTCCTATTGCCGCCGGCTGCTGTTGCACTTTGCTCAATTTGGCTGAATAAATCTTTAATCTGGTCTGCTGTTAATTGTGCTTCATTTATTTTCTGACCAGCGTTTTCCCATAACTTATAAATTCTGGCTTCAGTTAGAACAGATACGCTTGAATATATTTTTTGTTCTTTTAATTCTACACCAGCATCTTTAAGTTGTTGTTTGATACGACCGATACGTTGTGCTTTTTCTTTTTGTTTTGTCCAATAACCATGGTCATCGCTATATTCGTAGTATGGATCGAACCCTTTTTCTTCTTGTTCAAGTGATTGTTTTAATTGTTCGACTTGTTCAGGACTCAATGTTGGCTTTTGTGGAGGATTCATTTCACGATCCTTAGCACGTTGTGCTAACATCTGTTGTGTACGTTCACGTTCTTGTTCAGGCGTGCCGCGTAAACGAGGATTCATGCCTTTAGATTTAGCGATAGCCATAATTTCATCGGCTAAACTTTCATTTAATGCTTGTAAAATATTACTCATATTAATGCTTCTTCTTGTTCTTGTTATCTAAATAACCACGCTTGTTAGCAGTAGCCCATGCGATGTTTTCTGCTTCGTCTTTTGACTTACCGAGTTTGCGCTCTGATTTGGCAATGTGCTTTACCATTCTATCTACTTTGGCACCTTCACTAGTAATCCCTTCGATATCATGTTCTTCTTCTGCATGACGTTCTTTTTCGCTAACAAGATAATCTGTTACACCTACCAACATACCCTGTGCTTGTGAAAGTTTCATTTGAACCCACTCAGGTAAATTTTCATTGTCACCGATTCGTTTTTCTAGTATGTCTACCATTCTACGGATTGTATGAAGTTGATTCTTTGCGAAATCGCCTTCCATATCATATTCACCTGGATCTTTATCATGGTCTTCGTATTGCAATCCACCTGCAATTACACCACCACCTTGAATCTTAACTTCATTGGCAATAGCATATGCAGTCAACGCTTTAGCAATTTGTTGTGCTAACATATCGTTATCACAATCACATACTTTATTACCGCGTTTGTCTGCTACAAATACACCACGTGCTATGAATGGTGGTTTTAGACCTTTGAATTTAGGCTCGTCATCCTTGCCATGTAATCCAGTCTTTAATTTCTTACCCTTACCAACTGGAATAATCTTATCTTCTTCTTCAAGTTTGGCTTCTTCAACTTTCTTAGCGGGTTCAGGCTTTTCTTTCATAGCCTTACGCATTTCAGCTTTAGTCTTGCCATATTTCTTTTTGAATTCTTCTTCAGATAGACCGTCTTTTCCAGATGATAAATCCATTGATAACTCTTTGACTTTACCTTCTGTAAGACTGTTAGCAAATGGTTTATTTGTTTTCTTGCCTTTGAATAAGCTACCTACTTTTTTATCTCCGTAGATACTGGCACCTCTAGATTGAGTTGCTCCTAAGGGACTTGCTACTGTTGCTATTGAACCTGATGTTGTTTCGCTGACTATTTGACTGAATCGCATATTGAATTCCAATGTAATATAGTATTTATCAAAATACTAGATTATCAGAATTTGCCGTTAGGATTTGCTGTTGGGGGTATTCCTGCTCGGGTTATTTTATTACCGAACTTTTTAGCATCTTTTTTCATCGTATTAGGATGAACATCGACTGTTAATGCTGTCTTAAAACGTGGGTCGTTTTTCTCTTTTTCACTAGGAATGTATCCTGAGGCTTCAGCAACAGATTCTTTTTTCCTAGTTAATTCATACACAACTTGATCGCCCTGATCTTCGTAGTATTCATCATACCCTAAAGCATTAGCATATCGTCTAACCATAGTTGTGTATAACTTGCTTCTACTTGGATTATATTTTCCGGGTTCGACCTCTTGCTTTGCTGAAAATATGATTCGCCAAGGATGTACTTTCTTAATAAACTGCTGAATTGCATTTAAAACCGTAGCAAATACTCTTTGTGCGTCACCCTCTCCAGTGACTTCTTGGCTATTGTTTCTATAGAACTCGACTTGATATTCTTCATCACCCTCATCGTTGAACATGATACTTAGGTATGTACCGTCATCAAGTGTGGCAAGGGCGTCATAATCACCATATTCACTTTTTTCCCATTTTATAGGGTAGGGTTGGTTAAATGCTTCTGCCATAGCACCTCTGAATACTCTTTCCTTGTTGCCGTACGGCGTAACCGGTAAGGTTTTTTCAGCAGAATATTGATCTGGATACATACTGTAAGAATCTTCATTAACATTATATGTAGGATCGACCTTTTGACGCTTCATACCTTTAGGTTGATTTTTATCTATAGGATCAATGTCAGTTGTTGTAAGACCAGTTTTTTCTAAGTCTTTAATGTATTTGTGTTCTTCAGGCTCACTACCAAATGCCATGATAGTACTTGGAGGTCCTTTACCAAAATCGTGTTTACCTAAACCTTTTAGATTACTAATGTGTTGCCCTAATTTATACCAATCATATACATCACTTACATCTACTTTGACAGTACCTGCAGGCATCGTAGGCTTAAACTCGGGTCCCGGTGGAGGACCATTTGGATCATAATCTTCGATTGTTAATGTTTCACTATGTAATTTGTCACGTAGATTGTATAGTTTGTCTATCAATCCTTGCTTACGCAATATTTTATATGCTAAGTTTTCTGGGCCAAACTCGCCACCTTTATCTAATCCAGCTTTTCTATATTGTTTGATTTTTTGTATTACTTTTGATACTTGTACGATGTTCTTGGATTTAAGTGTGCGCTTTATAATATCTAATAGTTTTGTATATTTTTGTTTGGTGGCGGTTTGGTCTAAATTTGCTCTACGCTTAGTGGGGATTCTAAGCCATTTATTTTGTAGTATGCTGTACTCACCTAGACTAACAACTGGTTCTCTGGCGTCTTGTACATACAATTCGACTGGTACCCCGTGTATTGTAATATCGTGTGTGTCGTTATATATTGATTTTTTAGCGTTGAATAATTCACGGTATATTTCATCATTGTCCATATCGGACATGTCTACTAAAATATGTAAGTCTAAGTCTGAATATGGGGTATAACTATATGCGGCGTTTGAGCCTGAAACTGTAATGTCTTTTACATCTAAATCGCTTACGCCTAATTCTTCTAAAAAGTCTTTTGCAATTATAAGTAGTTGTTCTTTAACTTCTGGACGTAGGGTTTGGTTGTTCCATAAGTTTGGATTTAACTCATCATGGAAACTGATTGCGTCTGAAATTTTGAAGGAATCTAGCTCTTTTAAATTCATAATAGAGTATTTATCTAGAATACTTACTATCTGAATAGGCTATAACTTCGCCTAGGGTAAAACTATCCTGTTTTTCAAATAATTCAAAGTAGTTCTGATAGAACTTATTTGACCTAATAAATTTGCCCTTTTCAAACGTAGCATCGTCAGGACCAACGCTCATATTATAAAATGTGTCTTTTCTGATAACGGTATCTTTGTTGAAATACTTAAAGACTGCGCTAACTCTTAGGGTGTTATTGTCTTGTGTCATATGTACAACATCTCCCCTAAATAATATCAAGTCTCCTACCCCTGTCTCTGGTATCTGACCAATAGCATGTAGGTCTATATCTAATAATACTTCTTCGTCTGTGATATCGTCAATAAATCTAGTTTTATTACCCTCACTAAAGAAACGTGTAGCTCCCTTATGATACAAACGATTATGCCATAGTTCAGGTAATATTTCTTCAAATCTGTCGTTAGGAATCATTATCATTCCACTTTTGCCGGATTCAGTTTTGTAGACAGGGACCCACAATCTAAAGAAGTCTTTAAAATTTTGTAGACTATGGTATGCTTCATGTTCCTGATGCCATGAAAAGTTAAGTAATTTACTTGATGCAAACTCTAAATTTCTATCTATCAAATTTGGAGTGCTATCAGTCTGTTCATTGATAGCTTCCATTAACTTTTGTAGTTTTTCTTTTACTGCAGGTATATTATGTGTGGACATAATAGTTTTATAGATTGCATTAAAATTATACTGTTCCTGGTTTATTTTAGTAAACTGTTGATAAAAGGTGTCTGCTTCCTCAAGTGTTAGGAAATTTTTAATAAGGCAATAACCTTTTGTGTTTATATCAGATACATCATACATAGAAATATTTAGTTGTGGTAAAAGGGCCTGAGCCCTTTTACTGTTGAGTTAAATCAAATTTATGTAATTTCGTTGCCGTTTTGGTCAATCAATTTCATACCCTTGTTGCGTTGCTCAGTCATCCACATAGGACCAACTGTATTCAACAAGTGTTGTTGATTTTCCATACAGAATACATAACTACCACTGTGACGTAATAGCACACGTGTATCCATCCAAATCTTGCCACCTAAGTCACGCCAGTTTTCACAGAATGTCCAGTCTTCACTGTAGTAACGATTCTGACGAACCGCAGTATCAAAGTATGTCTTTAAATGTTGGTCATACTTAGGATCTAAACCGATATCGTTCTTATATTGCTTAACTGCAGGATGAGACTTCATCTTTTCAAATACATGCTTCTTCATTAACAAGAAACCTGTACCTGCTTTACTTACTTCTTGTAGACCATCAG